CCAGACATTCCAGACGACTTTACTCAATCACTTGTAAGGGTTGCATGCCCTAATTGCGGTCAATATGAGTGCGATCCTCGCTGTATTCACGCAGACTAAATAATTTTAGGGATAGCAACCCCTTTAAAAGTTCTGGAAACGAACTTTTGGAGGGCAAAATGTCCAATCATCCTGTTCCCGATCATAATCGTGACATGATGCGGGAAGATTTCGGTACGGAATTTTTAATTACAGACCCAAAATCCGATAAAATCTTGAGAGAAGTAGTCGGTGACCATAAACATGACCTGAAAAGGCAAACTTTACTCCATGAATCAATCCGAAATGATGAGGATTATGATGATTGGGAATATGGTACTGAACCAAGTTACGGTAAAGACTATAAATAATCTCGATATATAGTGTCATTTCATGCCTGAGACTAACTCACGGGCTTTTAAAGACATTGATTTGTCCTTTAAAGCGCATCCTGTCACAGGAGATCTGCCAGTTCTCAAAAATGAGAAGGCGATCAAGCGTGCTGTTAGAAATTTAGTGCAAACAATCGTAGGAGAACGACCATTTGCGTCCAACATTGGGACGGATGTGACTCGTTCTCTTTTCGATTTTGTTGATTTTGCCTCTGCTGGCGTGATTTCTCAGCAAATTCTTGATGTTTTAGCTGGTTTTGAGGGTAGGATAGCAAACACTCGTGTTCAAGTCAACCCAAGTCCAGACGATAACTCATTCGAAGTCAGTATTAGTTACGATATTGTTGGCGAAAATTTCGATAGTCAGCAATTCGAGTTTATTTTAGAGTCAACTAGGTAAAAAAATGCCATCTTTCAAGTATACTAACCTAGATTTCGACCAAATTAAGCAGTCGATCAAAGATTACCTAAGAGCAAACTCAGATTTTTCTGATTTTGACTTTGAAGGATCGAACATGTCAATCCTTCTGGACGCTTTAGCATATAATACTTACATTACTGCCTTCAATAGCAACATGGTTGCCAACGAATCCTTCTTGGATTCAGCAACTTTGAGAGAAAATGTAGTATCTCTGGCACGAAACATTGGTTATGTCCCCAGATCGCGGAAAGCAGCGGAAGCGATCGTTGATTTTGACTTTAAATTCCAAGGAGATTCCACCACAGTAACTTTGAAGGCTGGATTAGTCGCTGTTGGAACTGTAAATAATACAAGTTATGTATTTTCGATCCCAGAAGACATAGTTACAACGAGTCCATTAAACCCTGGAGAGGTTGCTGGACAGAATCCTAAAAGAACTGCAACATTTTCTGGAATAACTGTCTATCAAGGAACATATTTGACTAAACAGTGGGTTGTAAATGGCAGCACTGACCAAAGATTTTTAATTGAAAACTCTTTTGTTGATATTGATACCCTTAGAGTTACTGTTAGGAAGTCTGGTGCGTCTGCAGGACTTTCTTTTGCTAAGGTAGACAACATTATTAATGTGACAGGCACCTCAAATGTCTACCTTATCCAAGAAGCAGTAAATGAAACTTATGAATTGCTGTTTGGAGACGGACTTTTTGGTACAAAACTAGAAGTTGGTGACACAATTAGTATTTCTTACATTATAACAGACGGTAAGGATGGTAATGAAGGTAAAAACTTTGCATTTTCTGGAAATATCTTAAATGATTCGGGTACACCCATCTCCCCTTACGAATTAACCACCGTTACGACCTCTCAGAGCGCCCGTAACGGGTCAGATATCGAGTCTGTTGACTCCGTTAGGTACTTTGCCCCCCGAATGTACTCAGCGCAGAACAGGGCGGTCACACCACGCGATTATGAAGCGATCGTTCAGTCAATTTATCCCAATACTGAGTCCATTTCTGTCGTTGGTGGTGAAGAATTAGATCCTCCCGAGTTTGGAACTGTTGTTTTAAGCATCAAGCCGAGAAACGGGACATTTTTGTCTGACTTTACCAAGCAGAACATCCTCACTAAACTTAAGAGTTACTCTATTGCTGGTATTAACCAAAGAATTGAGGATCTGAAGATTTTGTATGTAGAGTTGGTCACTTCAGTTTACTACAATAACAGCATTTTTGACGATCCTAACGAATTAAAATCGCAAGTTATTCAAGCATTGACAGAATATGGCGGATCGACCAATTTAAATAAATTTGGCGGCAGATTTAAGTATTCCGAGTCTCAAAGAATCGTAGATCGTGCAAATACTTCGATCACATCGAACATTATGCGCGTTCAGATGCGTAGAGACCTAAAGTGTCTGATTAATCAAGTGGCACAGTACGAATTGTGCTTTGGTAACCAGTTCCACATTCTAGAAGGTGGCGGAACTGTCAAATCCACTGGATTTACTATTCAGGGAAGCGATGAAATTGTTTATTTGACGGATATTCCTAGAGATGATGGTTTATTTGGTGATATTGCTATCTTTAAACCAGCAATTGTAGAAGGTGGTGACTCGGAGGTTGTAATTAAGTCAGCAGGAACAGTAGATTACACTAAAGGCGAAATTCTCATCAATGCAGTTCAAATTACATCTACTGTTAAAGGTAATGACACCGTTGAGGTTCAAGTATTCCCAGAATCCAATGATGTTGTTGGACTCAAAGATCTTTACTTGAGTCTAGACCTCTCAAACTCTCAGATAAATATCGTGAGAGATACGATTTCCTCTGGTCAGCAAATTTCTGGCATTGGATATCAAGTCACTTCTAGCTACTCCAAAGGATCGCTAATTAGACAGTAGGATGATCGAGACAAATTCGCCTTTAAGTCCCAGAATCAAGACTTATCAAGTAGTCAGTGAAACTGTACCTGAATTTGCAGTTTCAGAGAATCCTGCGTTTCTTGAGTTCTTAAAACAATACTACATCTCTCAGGATTATCAAGGTGGACCCTCTGATATCGCTGAGAATATCGATGCGTACATAAAATTAGATAATTTAACCACGGATGTAATCAGAGGCACTACATCTTTGACTGCAGACATTTCTAGTTCTGCAGACACGATTAATGTCACAAATACTGATGGATATCCTGCTCGTTTTGGTCTTTTAAAAATTGACCAAGAGATTATTACATATACCGAAAAAAATAGTACATCTTTCATTGGATGTACTAGAGGATTTAGTGGAATTGACAAATATTCGGAAACTTCAGTAACTTGGAAGCAAACCCAAGCAGCTGCACATTCTTCTGGGGCAACTGTAACAAATGTAAGTGCTCTTTTCTTACAAGAGTTTTACAAAAAGTTGAAAGCGATGTACGCTCCTGGTTTGGAGGGAGTTACCCTTTCTCCTAACCTTAATGTTAATAATTTTATCAAAGAAGCAAGAAGTTTATACGAAGCAAAGGGAACTGAGGATTCTTTCAAGATTCTCTTTAAGGCATTGTTCGGAATTGAACCAAAAATCAATGATCTCGAAAAATATCTGATCAAACCATCTTATGCAAATTATGTTCGCAGAAAAACTCTCTCTGTAGAACTAATTTCTGGAGATCCAACTGCTTTAATCGGTGAAACCCTTTATCAGGACAACGATCCTAATAATCCAAATTATAATGCTGCATCTGGACCTATTTCTGAGATTCAAAATATTAGAGACGGTTATTATAAGATTTCCCTCTTTACTGGTTTTGACGAAAGGTCTTTGACCGACGGAACTTTCAGAGTTGCTGGTAGAACCAGAAACATTGGTGAAATTGGGATTGGAGCATCTGTAATTACAGTAGATTCTACTATTGGATTCTCTAGTATCGGCACCCTGAAAATTGGCGACCCCACAAATTCATATTATCAGACAGTTAATTACGGAACTAAGAGCATTAACCAGTTCTTTAACATCACACCACTTATTTCGACAACTATTCCAGATAATAGCAAAATATCTGCACCAAATATTGTATACGGATATGAGAATGGTGATCTGAATAAAGTAGTCAACATGAGAGTGACTGGGGTTTTGAATGAATTCATTACCAACCAACCTCTACAAAACTTAGATACAAATTCTTCTATTAGAGTAAAGAATTTAGGTAGATATATTGACAATCCAGATCAGGATAAGACTTACGAAGAAATTTTCTTCAACTCTTGGATTTACAACACTGCTTCTCGATATTATATCAATTCTTTTTCGGGATCGCAGTTTGTTCTGGAAGGAACTATTGATAAGTCAAGTTTAAGAGTTGGTGATATAGTTCAGATTCTGAGAAGAGGAACTCCC